ATGCTATATTCACGGTAGCGGCCCAAGAGTGATTTATAAAGTAAGGATTTAGATGCAAAGCTTTGAATATATAGAATCTGGTGTTTTATTTAATCTAGTAGACCCTACAAATTTTAAAAACTTCAGGTATACGGGTAAAGACTTCGCAAAGCATGGAGAAGTGCATACATTTATTATTAATTATGTAGATCAATATAAAGAGACTCCCTCTATGTCTACATTGTCAGAAAATTACCCAACGTTAGATACGTCAGCACAAACGTTAAATTATGACTATGCTGTAGATCAATTTAAAGATCAGGTAATTTATAGAAAAATTGTCAATTCAATTCAGTCCCAGAAAGAGTTATTGAAGGACAATCCTTCAAAAGCTTTATCAACTATTATTTCAAGTCTGGGTGATGTGGAGATAGAGACTGATGAAGATGTAGCTGTCTATAATGATGGCACCCCCGCTAGATTAGAGGAGTGGAAAGAACGAACCAAGCGTCGGCAAATGGGTGATGGTTTGATGGGAATCCCAACCCCATTTACCTCGTTTAATAATACGGGTGTGGGGTGGATGCCGGGGGAATTAATTGCTATGTTTGCCCGTCCAACTGTCGGTAAGACTTGGATGTGTGTGGAAGCCGCTGCTACCGCTGTTATGAATGGGTACAAGACGCTATTAATTTCTACTGAAATGACAACCTCAGCTATAAGTTTACGGGCAGATGTAGTACTAGCTAAGAAAATGGGCTATAACTTTTCCCATAGAGCGTTACGTAATGGCGATCCTATTGACGAGGAACAGTACATGAGGTTCCTAAAAGAACTAAATGGGCGTTCCTTGTTAGTTTGTGACCACATAGAAGGTGAAGCCACTATTTCTATAGAGAGTATTGCTAGGTTAGTCCGAAAGCACTCGCCTGACTTTGTAGTTTTAGATGGGATTTACTTAATTTCATCCGGTGACGGTAAAAAGGCGATGTGGGAGCAATCACATGCCCTTTTCTATGGTATGAAAAATCTTTGTATAGCTACAAATACAGCTATATGGGTTTCAACACAGGCCACTAGAGAGGCGGCAAATATGTTTGAGCCTCCTAGGGCAGACCAAGTAGCGTTTGGTGACGCTCTTATTAGGGCGGCTGATGTTGCTATGGCTATGTGCCTTATTGAAGATAACGATGATAAACGTTTAATGCAGATACAGAAGTATCGAGATGGTGTTCTACCTGCTGAGGAGTATTACTTGCATTGGGATGTAGACTGTGGTAGTATATACGAAGACGATGAATTTTCTCTCGTTAATGATGAAGATTTAGATGATGGTGGATTTTAACAAGGAGTATTTATAATGGGTTTATTTGATTTATTCAAGACTAACGATGAGGGTATTGTAGTAAAGCAGGGCACCTCTAAAGGGCCGGGTAAGCCAAAGGTTGATATTACTGTTGGTGATATCAGGCAAGGCAAGGTCGTGGATAAGAACGGATACACAAGTGACGTTGTATTGTTCCTGCGTGTGGCAAAGGTAAAGAAAGCAAGAATGATTTAGTGGTTAATTGGGCAAGTTTATTACTGGATGCTGGGATAGATGTTCCGCTAGAGCGTGATCAATTTAATATTTCTTGCCCTTTTCATCTAGATGAATTACCTTCTTGTTCAATTAATGTACTAGTAGGTAAATGGATATGTTTTGCAGGTTGTGGGCAAGGGTCATTAGCGTCCTTTCTTTCAAAGTTTACCGGTCAAGACATACAAACCGTACAACAAAATATTGCAAATAATGCGGTTGAGTTTGCTTTTGATTTCTTTGAAAAGGAATTTCCACATGAGGATGAACTTAGTGAAGTTGAATACCCCGGTAAGCGCCGTATGGTTCCTGAGTGGATTTTCGATAGGGGATTTTCTCGTGAGACTCTAAAAGCTTGGGATTGCGGCATAAATAAATACGGGGATTTGATTATCCCTGTCCATGATGCCAAACAACGCTTAGTGGGGTGGATGGAGCGACGGATTAATGCGACTCCCAAGTATCTATATTCTAAAGGCCTAAGGAAGTCTAAACTTTTATTTGGGGAAGACAGGATAAAATCTACACAAACTATCTGTATTACAGAGGGGGCGTTAGATACTATGTGGTTAAGCCAGAACGGCTACACGAGTATCGCTTTATTGGGAGCTTCTTTATCTTACACGCAACAAAATAGGTTAAAGGCACTACACCCCGAAGAAATTGTGTTATGCTTAGATAATGATGATGCCGGTCAAAAAGCAATTAATAAAATTAATAGTTGCATGAGAGATAGTTGTATGGTATCATGGATAGAGTTACCTGAAGGGGTAAAAGACGTACAAGATATACGTCAACAACCATTACTTAAACAAGTGATTGATAATAGAGTCTTTTGGTAAAGGCTAAAGGAGTGTAATTATGGGTGGTATATCCGCTATACAAAACAGAGTTGAAGAAAGTGCAAACCCACAGACTTCACAAAGCACGGGGCAGGAAGTCTTTTTCAAAGATGGAGACCAAGCATTCCTCACTCCAGTAGCTACTGGGGAGGAAAATGATCTTCTCTTGGATGAGGTTTATCTATACACGTACCGATCTGGGAACCGTTGGATTAACCTTCTAAAGGACGATGACGTAGATGCCTCAGATGTTCCTGATACCATAAGAGCATCTCATAAGTTTGCATTTTGGGCATACGTCCACGATATTATGCACACTGAGAAGCGTTTTGATGATTGGGAAGAAGTTGAAGGCCCTCAAGGGAAGAAGCTATTCGTTCAACATGTTAATGATTTTAGAGTAATTCCATTAGGTTTTGGTCGCAGTAATTATATTTGGAACCAACTTGTAGATGTTTATAATGATTGGGGAGCCTTGAACAAAGGAGTTATCAGAGTGAAGCGTACTGGCGTAGGAATGTACGATACGTCATACACCCTGACAGCAACAGCAAGAAACACTGATGTTCCTGCCGATAAACTCGCTACAGTTTCTGATCTTACTGGTATTAAAGCCTATTACAAAGATCGTTACGGTCAGGTAAGTCAAGCAATTCCATCTAGTGAGGGAGTGTCGTTAGATACAGGTAGCACGGATACCTTGTTGGAGAACGATCTCTTCAACTAAATGTTAGTTACTCCAGATACATATGAGTCAGTTCTTGCAGTCATCAAAGAGTACCCAACATGGGTTGTGGATGTAGAAACTAATGGTCTGGAGTGGCATGGTAAAAATCAGATTTGCGGGGTTGGGGTAGCTGTTGAAACTGGAGATACATACTATTTCCCGTTTAGGCACTACCCCTCTCTCGAAGCTGTGAATTTACATCCTCCGCAATTGTTCCAATTAATGGAAGCAATGAACGAACGTTCTACACTTATAGGATACAATATAAAATTTGATTTGCATTTCTTAGCGAATGAGGGTCTTATTGTATCTGGTAAAGAACTTATTGATGTAATTGTATTAGTAAGGCTTACAGAACCTGCGGATGTTAGAGAATTTTCGCTTACCGCTACGATTAAACGAAGTTACGGCGAAGAAGCGGCAGAATACGATATAACCACGAAGAAAATACTCCGCAAGAATAAGTGGAATAAAGATTTTTCTCAGGCTCCCCCAACTATTCTTGGGCCTTATTGTGAGAAAGATGTAGAATATACATGGAAATTGTATAAAGATCGTATTAAAGAATTAGAACGCACAAAACAGACGAAGGTTTTTGAGTTAGAAAAAGACCTAACACATGTTTTATATATTATGGAAAAACGTGGGATACCTGTAGATAGTAATTATGCTAGACAAGCAGCAGGTAAAATATTACAACGTCAGGAACAAATTAAAGAACGTATTTTTAAGTCTGTTGGACGGGAGTTCCTTCTTACAAGTCCCGCTCAAGTTGGGGAAGCGCTAACTTCATTAGGTGTAGAATCTACAGTTAAAACTTCTAAAGGAAATAGTTCGTGGGGGGAAGAAGCATTAGCGCAGATTAATCATCCGGTAGCTGGATATATGAGACAATACCGTACTTTAGATAAATTAAGAGCTACTTACCTTGAACCATACTTTGATATTAATACTGTATATTCATCCTTTTGTAATTGGGGTACCTTAACAGGTCGCCTATCTTCTAGAGACCCTAACCTTCAAAACTTACCTCGAACGCATTTTCGGCTATCTGATGATCCGTTGACACCAGAGGAGCGAGAAATAGTCCGTGGGCGCATCTCTGCGGCGGTAGCAGCTAAAGGAGGGGTGTTTAACGCCGACTTATCCGATGAGGTTATAGATACATGGGGGTTTATTGGGGATGAATCATACAATGAATCGAATGAATCCCAAATTTCCATACGGAGACTATTTGTCCCACGCCCCGGTTATACATTAGTGGCATTCGATTACTCTCAAATGGAGGTTAGGGTATTCTTAGACTACTTCCGCAACCCAGAGATTGAAGCTTTATTGAAAAAGGAAGATGTAGACTTCCATGGGGAAGCGGCAACGTTAGCATTTGGAGTTAAAGCGAGTGATTCTGAATATAAATACTACAGACAGATGGCAAAAGCTATTACCTTCGGTACTATCTATGGGATTGGTTCCCGCAAACTAGGGATACAATTAGGTGTCCCTATGCAACAAGCTGCTGATTACAAGAAACAGTATTTTAAGGGGCTAAAAGGATCACGAGAATTTTTTGAGAAGGTAATACGAGTTGTTAGTAACAGGGGATGGATAAAGAATAGATATGGGAGACTTTACATTGTGCCTAAAGATTTAGCCTATAAAGGAGTAAATTATTTAGTTCAGGGAACAAGTGCTGATATTCTGAGTGAGCGAATGATAGAAGTAGATAAATATTTTCGGGATAAGAAAAGTAATATTTTAGTTCAGGTTCATGATGAAATTATTTGTGAGGTTCATAATGATGAGTTAGAAGAAGTAGCCCCACACGTTCAAACGTTGTTACAAGAAAACACTTTGGGTATCCCACTTGAGGTGGATGTAGAAGTTTGTTCGCCTTCGTGGGCAACTAAACAGGACTTCGCATTGACAAAAATACCGGAACCTGTTACAATTAGTGATTACATAGATTGGAATTAAGGAGAAGAGCATGGCTAAAGTTGGGTTGAAATTAGGGTTTACTTTTAGAGTAGGCCCATTAGATACTAATCAGTACGCACGAATTGATTGCGAGATACATGACATTGATACGGACATGGATATTCCTACTCAGCTTGAAGGTTCAGAACTTGCCCTTGGTCAAATGTGGGCACATGTTAGAGATGAAGTAGACAAGAATATTGATGAAGTCCTAAACGAAGGTTCCTCTAAGTGAGCTTTAATACAGAGTTAACCAGAGCAGGGGTTCTTGAGCAGGCTTTAGCTGCACGTGAAAGTCAAGATTTAAAATGGGGCGACCAAACCCTTAATTCTGATGAGCATTGGACAGTTATTCTAACGGAAGAACTAGGTGAAGTGGCGCGAGAAGTCTACGAGAAAAACGAATCTGATATGTATATCGAAATTATTCAATGTGCAGCGGTTTGTTTTGCTTGGGCAGAAGCTTTTACTAACCGCTCTAAACAATTGCCTAGGGGAGTTTGAATGGAAAAAGATTCAGAAAAAGTTATTGAAGAATTACTTAAGCATAAGAAGCTAAATCTTTTTAGGGGAGATGATAAAGAGTTTGACTACTCTAAAATTCCTTTTGACATCCCTGCTTTAGATAGATTAACTGCTGGGGGTATTGCCAAAAAGCGTTTGACTCTTATATATGGGCCAACTAATGTAGGTAAATCGTACCTAGCATCTCAAATTTGCGCTAATGTCCTAAACGCTGGTGGTAAAGCAGCTTGGATTGATACGGAATTATCATGGGATTCTGCTTGGATGAAACGTTGTGGTATAGACACGGCTAAGATAATTGTAGGTCAGCCCGAAAGTGGTGAGGAGGCGTTGGAAGCGGTACGTACCTTGCTGGATGCGTCCTTTGATATCGTTGTTCTTGACAGCATTGCGGGGTTAGTACCACATAAGAACCTTGATGAAGACTTCTCTTTCAATCCTATGGCTTGGCAAGCCCGTTTCGTAAACTCAGCTTTACCTAGGATTCTCCCCAGCCTTTCTAGTGGCGGTGCTTTAGTGGCTATAAATCAAGTACGTAGTAGTATTGGCCCAGTCGCTTTAGACAACATGCCCGGAGGGTTGGCTCAATCCTTCTTTGCTCACGCCTTACTACAGGTACGTCGCAAAGGCTGGATAGAAGACAGTGGTGTTAAGGTAGGCTTTGATATGGAAGTACGTTTACGTAAGACTAAAATTGGGGGTGAGAACTGGAGTTCTGCTCTTGTTCCTTTCAGGGTTGACGGTGGGATTGATGTTCTTGAGAGTTATATCCGAGAAGCCATAGGTAAAAAACTTATCACCCAAGCAGGGCCTTGGTATACATATAAGGAACAGAAGTACATGGGATTAAATGGCATAAAGAAGATATTTTTAGATGACTCAGCTTTACGGGAAGAGCTTAGAGTAAGTGTTACCTAGAGACCATACATCCCAAGAAAACATCATTGAGGGATATCTTTCAGAATGGGGGCTGAGGTATGAAATGCAAGCGTCCTTCCCCCCATATACGGTTGATTTTCTTATCCCTGAGTTGAATATGGTTATTGAAGCTGATGGGGTATACGGACATTTACGTACTAAAGACCGTATTAGAGACCGTAAATTGATAGAGACAGGTGAGATATTGATTGTTCTACATTGTAAAGAAACAACGAAAGGTAAAATAAAGGATTTTCTATGGCGGGAATTAAACAAATTGGTAAAGCCAAAACAATAGCAAAAAACAAAACTCCGAGAAAGGTGGCAGTTAGGACTGTTAACCAAGATAAGGAGTTTTTAAAGTTACTTAATGAGCATTTAAAAGGTAAAATGTCTCCTCATAGAGGTCAAGTATTTTACCCTTCAGCCTTAGGCAGTACCTGTGACAGATATCTTTACGCATCATTCAATGGCTTATTGTTGTGGGAAGACTTAGACCCAAGAATAAAACGTATTTTTGACGTAGGGGCTTCCTTAGAAGACCGTATGGATAAATACTTTACCAAGATGAATATTGTTAAGGCACGGGAAATGCCCCTAAAGATGGATTCTCCCCCCATTAGTGGTCGGCTAGACTTCCTTATCTACCACCCTACACGAGGGGAGGTAATACTAGAGCTAAAGTCTATTAACGATAGAGGGTTTAAGGAACTAAAGAGTTCCCCAAAGCACGACCATTTTATACAGTTACAAATTTATCTAAACATGCTGAATAAAGACTATGGTATTGTTTTATACGAAAATAAAAATGATCAGAATCTAAAAGCGTTT